CAGGCACGGTATCTTCAATTGCTCTAGGAAAATAACAATCTACACCATCAGTCAAAACTTTACCAGATATAGCACCTACTATTGAAAATTTTAATTTATCAAATTCTGATTTTGATATATCTTTAATGTCTGTATTTTTTATAGTTTCATAGAATGAATCTGGTCTAGTAATATTTCTTGAATAATCAGCAAATTTTAAAAACTTGTCTATTGCTCTAGTTGGCTTATAAGAATTTTTATTGCATGTTGTGCATCTATTATCAGTATTTCTTTTTATTCCACCAGATAAGCAGTTTGATTCCTTTAAGAAATCAGAATCACCAAACTCAATAGAAGTTCGAATAGTCTTACAATTTGCATAACCCAATTCTTCAGTTAATTGTTGTGGTTGAAAATTGTTAATTGATAATGTTGGGTTAAGAGGTAATATTTGCTCTTTAGTTAATCTAAGACCAGATGCTATGATTTGTGCAGGATCATATATTTGATAATATTTTGTTCTAGGTGTTCCTGCTTCAAACCCATAAAAAGACCAAACAGAACCAAAACCAACTTCACCATAAACAGACAATGGGTTTGCACCAGTTTCTCTTTGTAGATCACCAACTTGCCAACAACCAACAACCTCGCCATTTTCACAACTGACCGCACATTGATAAAGTCTATTTGCACCATGACATGGTTCAAATCCTAACCAATAACCACTCATTGCAAAAAATTTATTATAACTTACTTCACCGTTTTGTCCTGGGAAATCTCTCCAACCATATTCGCCGTAATTGTTTGGATCTAAAACATCAACATATTTACCATATTCAATATATGCATTTGAATAACGATAATCCGTTACGCCTGTTTGTACATCATTGTCAACAACAGGCATAGCACCACCATAATCTGTACTTCTAGTTTCTGAAATTAATTCATCGATATCATAATTAATTCTTTGTAAAAGAACATCAGCAAGACATGTAAATTTTGTATCAGAAAATGGTTCAAATAATGGTTGTTCACATTCACCGCAACTTGGTATATAATTAAATCCTTTAGTATAATCTGTGCATCCCAAAGATGTACATTTATTAAAACTTGCTTGATAAGATGGATCTCTGTGTGCAACCGCTTCTACTATATCTTCTGTTTGTTTAGTTTGATAAATTGAAATGTCACTTCTATTTTCAATTCTTAATTTAAAAATAGGAGTTGTATCCTCAACCGTTATACTAAATTGACTTAAATCTACTGATGCCATTTTTATCTAGTTATTGCTGGTGTTACTACGAATCTTCCTTGAAGTATTCTGAATACTACTATATCTTTATCTAGTCCTTCTGATATAGCAGAATAATTTGGTTCACCTGTTGTTGGTAACTTATAATAAATTAATTCTAAATCATATAAGTAATTACCATAATTTATTCTTCTAGTGTTAAATGAAGAAAGTGATAATTTTATATTTGGTGTTGATGTTGTATCACTGCCAATAGGATTTCCATTTGAAAGTGTTATTTCAATTGGAACACTACCAGATGGTTTCCAACTCTCTCCAAACAATGTAACTGCACCAGAATCTGTTACATTCGATGGATTTAATTCTACCAGTCCAGCATTAACAGAATTACGAACTTGCATTTTTGCAAAAACACCAACATTAGAACCCAATTGTTCTTCAAAACCATCTGGTGGTAATACTGTATCTGTTAAGTCTACAACTTCACCATTGGTATCCTTAAATTTTAATTTAAGTCTATAACTAGTACCTTCTTCAATTTTTATATCATAATAGGCTGCTGGCATCGAATTTAATTCCTCCCGTGGTAGCAGGTTGAGCACTTGCTCCTGTATTTATACTGGACTGTGTTGTTCCCGTATCGCCAGGTTCGGCTGCTGCCTGTTGTTCAGGAGAACTTGCTGCTCTATTTGTTGTTGCTTTAATAATTGTATTTGCTGTTCCTGTTCTATTTCCTGATCCATTTCTGTAATATCTTCATCTGTTTGACGGAGAAGATTCTTTCTTAACCATCTGTCGGAGTAGAATTTACCAGAATAATCAGCAGCATCTCTTAAAATAGCAATTCTGTCTCTTAATATTTCAGCTTGTTTGGACTCTGCAAAATAAGAATCGGTTGCATATTTAAATGATATCTTTTGTTGTATTTTCTTCCAATCCTCGTCACTCATTACTTGTTTTGCTAAAAGTTGTGTTCTTAAGAAATTTAAGAATAGTTCACTGAATTTCATACGGAGTTTATTAATAAACTTTGCATATTTTAATTCATCTCTACTAATTTCAGAAGCACGACCCATATTGAAGCCATTCTCTGCTTGTAATCTGCTTGTTGGTATGTTTAGTGCTTTATATAATTTCTTTAGGAAGTACTCAACATCTGCCATTTCACCAAGGTTTTGACCACCGGGTAGAGTAGAAATTTCTGTACCTTTACCACCTTCTCTGCGTGGTAGCCAGTAGTCTTCCAACATGCTCATGTGTTTACGATCATCACGGAGTTCTCCGGTATTTGCATCGTAAACAATTTTATTTCTAAAACGATTCATTTGATCACGCATGTATTGCTCTGCTTTGTTCTTTGGTAAAGAACCAACATCGATATAGAATACACGACGCTCTGGAGCACGCGACCAACGATAAATTACGGTAGCATCTTCAACCATTCTAAGAAGATTGAGTGGTTTAATTGCTTTGTGTAACCAACCAACAACTCTTTTACTCGAATAATCAAAAAGACCAGAATGGACATAATTGATACTATCTACTGATATTTTCAATCCCTTTGTATCATATGGATTTAATTTTTCATAATTAGAAAATACATAATATTCACTTACATCTTGCATAATGGGTACATTACCCAATTTATTATCTCTTTTAACTTCACGAATCTTCTTAATTAATAAAGGATCGATTTGTCTTACTTCTTTTAGACCTTCTGTGGGATCATCATGAAGAATGTGGTGATAGTATATTCTACCATCAACATACCATTTTCTAAAAATTTCTTGACCTTTTCTATTAAAATCTAAAAGAGTAAGAATTTCTTCAAACTCAGAGTACATTATAGATTTTATTTCTTCTGGTATATTTACCTTGTCCAAATCTAATTGAACAATTGTACCCTTTGCGTCTTCTGTTATTGTTTCATTCACAACATCATCAATAGCCATATCAACTTCGGCATTCAATGACATTTCACGATATTTTCTTATTAAATCAACATCAGCTTTGAGAGTTCCATCCAAGTCAATATACATGCCTTGGAATCCACCAGACTCCACAACACTTGCACCATCCTCAAATCCTTTTGGTACGAATGATTCTACTTGTTCTGGTTGCTTCTCTTTTTTGCCAAATGAAAATCCAAATAATTCAAACGCCATAATAAAAATCCTTATTTAATAATACTGTAAGTAAAAGGTATCAAGTACTAATTCCGAACCCGAAACTTGTACTTCCAGTATTTATACCGAATGCGATTGAAGTATTACCACCACCAGCACCAGCAGCAGCACCACCGTTTGGTCCGCCTACACCGATACCGGCTCCACTACCAAGACCAAATCCACCCAATCCACCGAATCCACCAAACGGAGCACCAGCACTTGCTGCTGCAACACCGCCTGGACCAATTACTGCACCCGGTATATTTGCACCGTTTACTTGGAATGGTGATGAACTTGTTACGAAATATGAATATTTGAATACAACTTGGAAATCAGACACTGTATCATTTTGATCATAACCTAATTGTACTGATGCAACATTATCTGGCCAAAGATCAAAAAATTGATATGACTTAACTGGTTGATATGCTCTGTTTAATTGTGTAACAACTGCAGAACCAAATGCACCACGAGGATTAGGAAATGGTGTTGAATTACCTGCATATGAATTAAACAATTCATTCCAATATTCAAAAACATTTCTTAAGGACATATTTTGATCATTAATAATATCAATTGTCCAATCTTCAAACTGACGATCACCTGGGTACTTTGCCATACGACCAAGGTATGGAACATTTACTTCACCCAAGATTGATGATGGGAGAGTAGCAGCCTTGCAGTAAAATTGAAGTTGTGGTAGTGGACCGACAGGGCATACCAAATTTACAGAGTAAAGGTTTGGTCTTGAGCCACCGTCGAAGTTTGACATAAATGAATTGATTGACGAGTCAGCCATTTGTTATTTTCTCCTTGATTCCTCTTTTATTTATATGCCTTTTTTGAAATTATCCACCGAATTCTGCGAAGGTTACTCCGGTTGGGGTAGCAACAAAGTTTAGACGGATGAAGTTGATGCTTCTTGCTGGTGCAACAAAGATATCTGCAACAAATTGATTTGAATCAATTACGCTAGGAGGATTGTTGGTTTCGTCGCATACTAGCGCATAACTAGTAACGCCACGCTTACCTTGAACTTCTCTTAAGAATGGGTCAACTAATTGTCTAAATTGTGCTCTTGTGAATGCATCATTGAATTCAAAGAGTTGGAACTTAGCTGCTGTAGCAATTGTCTTCTCTAGAACATTGAAGAGTCTACGAACATTAATTCTATCAAAAGCACTTGGCTTGGTTTGTAAAGTCTTGTCACCGAAGAGAATTGCACCTGAACCTTGGAAACTTACTACTGGGTTTACACTAATATTGTATAAACTATCTCTATATTCCTTTGATGGATTCCATGCTAATTTTACGATATTGTTTATACGACCTCTATCATAACCTGCTGGTGAATACCAAGGTTCCTTGGTGTTATCTGTTCTTACACAGCAACCTGCAATATCACCACATAGTGGTACATATAGGAATCGGTCATTGAATCTGTCGTATTGATATTTTGCATTTCCATCCATTACACCATATGAAGAATTTCCTACGGTTTCTTTATATGTTTTAATTGCGCTGAAGAGACTAGCATTAGTACCAACATTGTTTCCAACATCCTCCACTGCTCTTGGTGAAACGAACGCAATG